ATGAACAAGATCTTTTATTCCAGCTTGCTGACGCTTGCGGTGACCGCATGCGGTGGTGGTAGTGGTGGCGGTGGTTCAACAGCACAAGTCAAAACGGATGTAGAGCGGGCGCTTGAAAGCGGAAATGCCTTGCTGGTGTCCGATCCAAATGAATTTATTCAAGCCAGTCAGCGTTATGTTGCGCAGACTCAACAACGAAGCGATGCATTGTGGCAGCAATTAGCGGCGAACACGTCCTCTCTTCATTGGGACCCTACCCACGATGCGGCCATCATTGAGGCTACCTACGGGTTTAACCAGCCTATTTTACAGACTAACAAAGCGATGTCTGATGGTTATAAAGACCAAGAGTTAACCATTGGTGTGGCCGGCTTGAGAACCAATGATCAGCGATATGCCGTCTTAGGTAGCAACCCATTTCGCACGGCTCAACGTTTCCCGACATCTGTGAATAGTGACATGGAGATTTGGCTGGATAACCTGCTGGGCTGGTTAAATGCTGGCTCATTGAAGCAAGGGGCGAACGTGGTGATCGCGCAGATGGATCAATCGCATTATTTCCCCGATGAGCAAGCAACACGATCTTGGTTAACCAACCGATACGGAGCGCAGCTTAGCTACAATGATGCCAACCTGTGTGATGGCGAAAAGCTGCTTGAGTGTGTCGCGACAAAACCCGATTTGCTGATTTTATCCCAGCATACGAACAGTGGAGATTCCGTGGCGAATGTCAAAAGCGCCGTTGAGAAAGCACAGGCTGACGGTATTCCTATCCTTTATTTGCATTGGGATGGTGGCATGACGGAATTAGGCAATGAACTTTTTGACCTCTTTCATGTACGTTATGTCGGTGATAACTATTGGCGAAAGCTCGGCATTAGCCAATGGAATGCTTTATCGCTGAACGGCATCATTCCGCAAGACATCGTCATTCAGCAAGCGTTACTCAATCGTTTTTTAACGGATAGCTTTACGGTGGACTTGACGCAATGTGACGACAAATCTTGCCCAGAGAGCACCAAGATGGAGAACGAGTTCTACCTTGCGGCAAACGCGATTCGCAACCATTTATTGTCTTTGGATCGAAGCCAAGTCGATCTGTTTAAAACCGCAGACTACCAATACGAGAAACTGATGGTGCTGCTGGCGGATCGTTATCGTCAGGATGTGGTGTTTCCGATGGATAAATCGACCACCGCATCGCTTGAGTTCCTAAAATCCTATTTTGCCGATTATGTCCAATATCATTCTCGCTCGCTCAACCCAAAACAGCCGAATATGGGTAATTTTAGCCGCAGTGAATTTGGTGCTGAGATCGCGCGGATCAGCAAAACGGTTCAGTTGGAATCGAAACGTAACTTCCGCTCTGCAGGCGTGTACGCCTTGCCTGGCGAAACGTTCCAAATCACGCGCCGTGATAATAGCGCGGTGAAGGTGTCGATTGCGATTAACTCACTTCGAAGTGGGGCAACCCACGAGTTTTCAAAAGAGGGTTATAGCCGCCCTAAACACCTCACCTCTACCACTTATGAGATTAAGAGCGGTGAAACGATTCGTTTGACCTCCGCTTACGGCGGGCCGATTCAAGTCCATTTTGATACCAACGATCTCCCCGTTGAATTGCTGTTCACCAATGTGGCGCAACATCCCGTTTGGCGAAGTGCTGACGACAATGAACCGTTTGCCGAACAACTGAATCAAGACCAATTTGATTGGGCAGAGCTCATCACTCCGGGGTTTGAAGTGCATTCAAAACGCGAGAAAATGCTGCAGTCGATCTCAGCGCCAGAGTGGGCGGGAAGTGCTGCTGCCATGGCACAGGCGACAGAACGATACATGCACAATTTCCCGCATGCGTTAGCAGGCTTTAAAGGCCCGGGTATTACGGTGTTTGAGCAAGTGCAAACCTATGGTGAAAACAAAGGTTGGCAGGTGGAAACCATCGATATAGTGAAACACATGAATGCCGATCAAGCCACCTGTGGGTATGGCTGCTCTGGCAATCCTTATGATGCGTATTGGGCATTTAGCCCTGTGGGTCATGGCGATTTGCATGAGCTTGGCCATGGGTTAGAAAAAGGCCGTTTTCGTTTTGCTGGTTGGGAAGGGCATTCCACCACCAACTATTACTCTTATTACAGCAAGTCTCAGTATTTTATAGACACAGGCAAGGAATCTCAGTGTCAATCTCTAGACTTCAAAGAACAATATGACTTGTTGCAGCAGAGCCGTCAGCAGGCGGATCCCAATGCGTTTATGGCTGCTCAGAATAAAACCGGCTGGAGTTGGGGGGCGCGCATTTATATTCAGATGATGATGGCAGCGCAGCAACAAGGTATCTTGCAAGATGGCTGGCATCTATTAGGTCGCTTGCACTTGATAGAGCGTGAGTTCAATCGCTTGAAAGGAAGTGCCGAGTTGTGGGACGCGAGGAAAGAGTCCATCGGTTTTAGCCAGTATTCGTTGGATGAAGCCAATGCGATTAGTAACAATGATTGGCTACTGGTCGCGCTGAGCTACATTACCAAACGAGACATGCGGGCGTATCTTGACATGTGGGGGTTCACCTTCAGTGATAAAGCGAAGCAGCAAGTGATTACTCACAATCATCCTGCGATGCCACTGAACTACTTTGTCTCCTCCAACACCGGTTACTGTACAACTGACTTTGCGAAGCAATTTGTGCCAGTCGATGGTGTCACCGCTTGGCCGTCGAATTAGCCAGCAGTGAAAACCGTAGAGGAGCCTTAGCTCCTCTATGATTTTAAGTCGATTGCTTTATGTCGATGAACAAATACGGGTTACTTAAAGGTTGCCCAAATAGGCGCATGATCTGAAGGTTTTTCAATGCCGCGTAGCTCGTAATCGATATCGGATTCTCGGCACTTGGCCGCTAACGATGGTGTAGCAAGAATCACATCAATGCGCAGGCCACGATTATCGTCAAAGCCTTTTGAACGGTAGTCAAACCACGAGAACTTATCATCCACACTTGGGTGCAGTTTGCGGAAAGTATCTTCTAATCCCCAATCCAGTAAAGTTTGTAACCACTCACGCTCCTCAGGCTGGAACGAACATTTGCCCGTTTTTAACCAGCGTTTACGGTTCACTTCACCAATACCGATGTCGGCATCGATCGGGCTGATATTGATGTCGCCCATCACAACCACTTGCTCACCATTGTCTCTGTGAGTGGTTAGGTACCCCATCAGATCTTGGTAAAACTGGCGTTTATAAGGGAACTTGGTTTCGTGCGCTATGTTGTCCCCTTGCGGAAAATAGCCGTTCAACACCGTCACTTTTTCACCCTTCTCATCAAGAAAAGTCCCAATGATCATGCGCTTCTGATGTTCGTCATTATCGGTTGGGAACCCTTTTTGGATTTCGATTGGCTCTTGTTTACACAGCAGAGCCACGCCGTAATGCGCTTTTTGCCCGTGGAAATAGACTTTATAGCCCATCGCTTCGACGTCTTCGACAGGAAAGGCTTCGTCGTGGACTTTGATTTCTTGCAGACCAATAACATCAGGTTGATGTTTGTCGATCAATGCTTGCAGTTGATGAAGGCGAGCTCGTAACCCATTGATGTTGAAGCTGACTATTTTCATATGGTTTCTAACCTATTGCTATCCCTTGTTTTGCCTTGCAATTAAAGGGTTTGTGAAAATCATAAAAATGTATGTTGCTGAATAATGCCGATGTTTGATGATGTTTGCCGCCACTTTGTCGCCATTTTTGTATTCATAATTTAAGGTGGCTAATGGGGTTTAATTTAACCACGGTAGAAAGGTGATCGGGCGAGAAATGCGCGTAAATCATCGTCTGTTCAATCTTTACATGGCCTAATGCCGCCTTTAAATCGAGAATGTTGCCGCCATTTCGCATGAACGCCGTTGCGAAAGTATGGCGTAAAACGTGTGTGGCTTGGCCATCTGGTAGTTCTGGCAGAGCTTTATCAATCCACTTGTGTGCAACACCATAACCACAGGAGAACAATCGGCCACTTGTGGTTGGGTTAATTTCAGCAAACAACTCTTCAGAAATCGGTATCGTTCTGTTGCGCTTCCCCTTGGTGTTTACAAACGTAATTTTATTGCCGAACACGTGCTCGCCACGCAAGAAAACCGCCTCGTTGATGCGAGCGCCAGTGGCCAAACAAATCTTATAAATCAGACGCAGCTGATCTTCTATCCAACTTTGTTTAATCGTTTCGAAGAGGCGGAGAATTTGCTCATCTCTCAAGAAGGTGAGTTCACTTTGAGATTTTTTGATCGGCTCTATCCCTAGAACGGGGTTTGGGTTGTGCCACTCTTTGAGTGCAATCAAACGATTGAACATCGATTTCAACAAACCAAGGTCGCCATTGTTGGAGCTGATCGCCATTTCTCTGTTTTCACGGCCACGGCCTTTGTTGACTCGAGCTGCTCTATAATGCGCAAGGTCATTTGAAGTGAGTAGTGATGCTATCGGGTTATTGAGTTCGGTAGAGATGAGCGTCATCCGGTATCTCGCGTTCTCGCCTGATTTCAAATTTTTACCATGCAGTTGAAACCATAATTCTATGATTTCATTTAGCCTGCGGTGATCGGGCTTGCTACCAAGCCAAGGCTTATCATCCACCTCACGCATGATGAAGTTTTCATAAGCGGTGGCCTCACCTTTGGTGGCGAATCTTTTACGCACGCGTTTACCTTCTCGGCCCTGCGGGTAGCACTCGCAGAGCCAAGGTTTTTTGCTGCCGTCTTTAAGGTTGCGGATAGACACTGACTTATCCTAAGTAACGCTTCATTGTTGTTTTCATTTGTTGTCTTTGTCCTCCAGAAAAAGGTTTACTTGTTTGTGCGCGGATAACAACTCCTTAAGCTCCTCCGTAGAATAGTTGGTAGCATCGATAGAGGTGTTGTTAACAAAAGTAAATTTAACTCTTCGAGAAGGTCTCTTAGCAATCCAAGCAACAATAATGGCTGCAATCGACTCCCAAGGCAGTGAATCAATAAAAAGCAACACTTGGTCAAATGTCGGTGACATGGAAAAGCCCGTTCTTTCAGAGAAGCGAATGTGATTAGCTTCGAGAAAGGTTGTGATTTCATTTTTGCTGCTTTGGGGTAATATTAAATCTACATGAGTCATTACTGAGGTAACTCCACTATGGGAAATGATCCTGAACATTCTGTTACATGGGCAGAGGCATTTAGAAATGTTGCGAACAACTTTATCGATAGGTTACCGATCATCTTGTGCCTTGTAGTGTTAATTGCTTCTACGTTGAAATGACTATTGGCAATTGTTAACGTATAAACATCAAACAATCTCTGGCACTTCGCCAGTTTCTAATCACTCCATTGTTATTCGACTTTAAAGCGGCCGCCCATTGGATTGCCAGACTGATCCTTTTGGTCTGGGGCGAAATTAATACCAACTAATTTGCTTCTGGTGTTAGAACTACGCCCATCAAATAGAACCACCCAAGAGTATTGAACTCGATGATTCTTTTGGATGTCCATTGCGGCTTTTGCTGCTGTGGCTAGTTGTTCATCTTTGGTGGTTGCTGTTGGCGCATAAATATAAGCTTCCCAACGTGATCGACCTGCATGGCTGATGTCTTTGCTATGAAGTAGTTCATAATCTTTTGCTTGAGATAAGACGGATTCTACCTGAGCATCAATAGCTGACTGTGGGGAAACCTGAGTAGTCTGTGCTTTACTTGAGGTAGTGTCCTTGTCATCGGAACAAGCATGCATCCCAACCCCAATAATGGCTGATAATACGATATATGCTAGACACCCTTGTTTAGCAGTAAACGTTGGATTCTTTTCCCCACAATGCGGGCACTTCTTCGCATCCTTCTGAACAGTCTCTTTACATGATTTGCATTTGTAAATTTTCGCGGTTTGTTCCACTTGTATTTCTCCTAGCCAATATAAAAATCAATCTTTCTTCAAAGTCACGGCCACGCGGCCAAGTACTTTAATGTCGTGTTCCGATACTTCTATCGTGCTCTCACCAAAAACAATCGCTAACTTTTTACCAGGTAAGCGCTGAATCTGATTGATGGATAGATTTCCGTCGATATCAATCAGGTATTTTCCAGACACTGCGTTGATAGCTTCTTGATCGACGATGAATCGACCATCGTTCGTCTCTATCTCAATAGTTCTCCCTTCTGTCAAATTCCAACTATTGAAGATTCTTTTGGCGTAAGGAATCTCGCCAGTCTCAATGAGTTGGCCATTTGTAAGGCAAAAGGATTGAAGAATTGCCGTTTGGTGTTGGGGGTTAATCGAGGGTTCTTGATTTTTTGTAGGCAGGTATCTGGCAATTGGTTCCGAAACCACACCATTTAAAGGTTTATCTATACCAAGAGCCATCTTCTCGATAGGAATACCTCTCGCCAAATGAAGGCGAACCATTAATTCATGTGATGTTCTTTCATGAGTGTTCCAAGCGCTAAAAGTGGCCTTCGGGATGCCGAAAAGTTCTGACATCTCCAAAAGTGTTTTGCATCCACTTACCTCTTTCAGTAGCTCTGTAAAGGCTTCGCCTTTTATGTAGTCGAATGGTGGAATTCTTTCCATATGTACATACCAATCCAATAAAATAGATCTAAATCCACTTTTATGTATTTACAAAACCACTAAAGTGGATCTAATATCTGTTTGTAGTTCGGCAGACCTGCAAAAGATGCCGAAATACGAAGAATGTCGTTAAACAACCCAAAAGGATATCACCATGTTGTCATTCAACCCAGTATTACCCGTGCCATTTGTGACGTTTGAAGAATACTCGCGCATGACTGGCCTCAAGATCGACACCATTCGAGACTACGCCCGTAAAGGCCGCATCATCATCCAAGAAAAGAAAGCGCCGAGAGATAAGCCGCTTGTAAACCTCATCGCAATGAATGAGATGGCCGTTCGTGAAGCATTAGCATCATTGGGTTAACCATGCGTTGTTCCTCCCTGATTCCAACAAAAAACAGTTGCCCTTGGTGGCTACATTTATTTGCCGCGTCAGTCATTTGCATACCACCGTTCTTATAAGGATTGTCGAACATGGATACTGACATCGCTATGTACGAATTTCGTGGACGCAAACAGCAACATTTAGACGCTGTTTGTTGTGACTTCGTTGTCAATCACGACATTGAAAAGCTCGCCAAAAGGATTGGCATGAAAGGGAACATGCTGCGCAACAAGCTCAACCCGAGCCAGCCGCACCAGTTGCACCCGATCGAGCTTTTACTTATCTGCAAAGCCTCTGGTGATTACACCATCATCAACACCTTGTTTGCTGATAGCGGCTTAATCACCGTGGCCATTCCAGAGCAGGACGAAAAGAACATTCTTGAGCGCGTCCTGCTTAACACCGCTCTATGTGGAGAACTCTCTAGTGATGCAATGCAAATGTGCACCGCAGAGCGTTTGCCGCGCAGCCGTAAGCGCAAAACACTCGCCAAAGTTCAAACCGCGATCAGCAATCTTGTGTTGCTGGTGAATGATCTCGAAAACCGCACCACAGGTTTGCAGCCGTTAGTACAAATGGGCTCAGATTTTCTTACCTCCGGTGCACCGATTCCGGGCTTTGCCTAAGGAGAAATCATGAGTGCCGCATCATTAATTCAAGCGCGTCAGCAAATCAAAAAGCAAACTGCTGTTGTGCCGGTAAACGAGCCAGCATACCAAGGCCCGAAAAGCCGCGCAGAGCTGGATGCACTGTTAAGCACCATCCCAGTGCCAGATGCAGAAAGCAGCATCGCGAAAGCCAAAAGCCTGTTTTCAAAAAGCTACAAGCGCAGCGTGATCCGCAAAATCTACAACGCATTTAGCGAAAAGCAGCGTGGTATGTGCTGCATCGCAGGCGGGTTAGACCCGCAAAGCGCTTTCAAATCGTTCGATGAGTTAGACGACATCGAGCGTCAAAAGGTGCGCAAAGGTATCGAGCATCTCGATTCCATCACCAAACCATTTGAACGCAAGTTAGGCACGGTTAGCCGCCTAACGCCAACCGATTTCCATTAACTCAGCCAAAACTTCGCCACCGCTCATTCCGTCAGGAAGGGGGCTTTTTTTTCGTCTTAGCGTAGGAGCATAGAAGATGAATAAAGAACTTGAACAAGCAAAAGCGCTTCGTGAAGAAGCGCGAGAGGCGTTAGCGCTTGCACGTGAGGCAAATGAAGATTCAAAGCTACGCCAACAGGAAACAACAGAGCTGCTGAAGAAGTGCCGCCAATTGGTTGGGATAAGTGCTCTGCCTGAAGCCGTTAAAACCCGCGATGTGTTCGACATCGTTCACGCTATCAATGCGCTGGCCATGGAGAATACCGATGTGTTGCATGTGTTTACCTACTTCATGGCCCATACGAATGAAGTAACGGTCTTCGTAAATCCATCTAACACTGTTTACGAAGAAGGTCACAAAGAAGTGCGTTTGCTAAATGAAAACGTATACCTAGGCAAAGATGACACACTCGAAAAACTCCTCGCCATCGAAAGCCAACTAACCGAACTGATCATTGAAGCGCGTGAAGCAGCAGAAACAAAAGCACCAGAACAAGCGGTAGGTGAAGCATGAACACGCTTACCATCTACCGCAAAGATTTGGAATTCGGCCTGCGTAGTGAGGGATTCACCACGCGCAAAATTGAGCAGTTTTTGCGTGTGTTCAACGTCGAGAACTCAAGCCAAGGTGACATGCTGTTGCTTGATTCTACCCGCGCCATGTTGGTGAACGTAAACGGCACAGAGCAAGGCTTATGCCTAGAAGATTTTATCACCGCATGGTGGGTTTTCTGGGTGGTCGTGTTCAACCAATCCACCGACAACGCAACTCATCACCAAGCCCTTGGCGCTATTCGTGCGCTGTTCTTTGTTTCTGCCTGCACCAAAAGCACAAGCCAGAATGCAACCATGCAAATGTGGTGGCGCGACTGCGAACCACTGCACGGCTACCCAACTATGGAGGCAATGTGAAATGGCATCACTCACTCAACTGATCAACGAAATAGGCGATGAGAACGTAACCGTTCAAGCGCTTCATGTGTGCCTAGATACGGCGAAATACGACAAGGGCCGCACCACTATCACATTCAAAACCGATGGGCTTGGCGCTACGGATTTAGTCGACAACAAAAAGACTGCACTCATTGTTTGGATGGATGCAGACAAGTTTAACCAAGCACTAGCGAAATTTAAGGGGTAAGCCATGAGTTCAACCAACGGAAAAGTACTTGAAAGAGAGCTTTACCCAACACCGCCAGAAGTGGTTGATGCACTTCTATCTAAGTTGACGATTCGACCAACAGACAAGTTTTTGGAACCTTGTTATGGAACTGGTGCGATCTACGAGAAAATTGATCTGCCTGAAAGTCAAAAGTCGTTTGCTGAAATAGAAAAGGGTATCGACTACCTAACAACTGATTTTGGCCAACAAGACATCATAATCACCAATCCTCCATTTTCTTTGACGGAGGAATTCATTCGCAAAAGCCTTAGTGAACTCGCACCAAATGGAACCATGGCTTATTTGCAAAGAGTGAACTTCCTTGGTTCGGCAGTCCGCTTGCCATTTTGGTTTGAAATCGGCTTTCCACCAAAGGTGCCAGTAATTGTGCCTCGCCCTCGCTTTGTTGGTGGTGGTAGCGATTCATGCGAGTACGCGTGGTTTATCTGGGACAACGGAAATCGTTTCGACATCCGAAAAGGGCTAAGCCATATCGTATCGGCTAGCGTGCTGCAGTGTGAATGCTGCATGGCCGCATTAAAGGTGAAAGATAGCTATTGCAAACGCTGTGGCAAGGTTGTGAAAAACAGGGAGGCAGCATGAGAGTTTACACATACAACGGAATTCAAGGTTTATCGAACATCGCGAAGGCTTACGGCATTCCACTAGGCACGCTCAAAGGCCGAGTGCGTAACGGCAAAACCTTGCACGAAGCCATCTACATGGAAGATTCGCGCAAGTTCAATTCGGGTACTGCTATTCACGAGTGGAATGGCATTAAGGGTATCAAAAACATCGCTTCCGCCATCGGCGTGAGCGGAATGTGCTTATACAAACATATGCAAAGCGGCAAAACCCTAGAGGAAGCCGTGAACAAGATCTTGAAGGGCAAAAAATCGAAAGTATCCACGGTGAAACCAAAACAAACCGTTGGCATTAAAGTGCCTGATCAGCTTTCACCTTTTTGGCGCTTGGCGCTAGGGATGAGTGCAGCATGAGTACGAAAGGGAAACAGGTACTTTGCCAAGATTGCCTAAAACTAAAACCGTTTACTTTGGCGCGTCATCGTTCAGAAGAAGCATGTGAATGTGGTGGTGATTTCTGTGGTTGTGATGATTGCCAAAAAACCATATCACTCTTGCGTTCAGGAGTAACCAACGCAGCTTCGCTAGGCACAAGAAGTGACATCAATGGTTGGACGCCTGAAGGTGTGAAAGCATGAGTAAGTCATTTTGAACACACTCACCGAACCGACCGAAATCGAACTCTTCGACCTCGATAAATACGGTTTCACCGCAGAGCAAAAACGCGCAGCTTCTCTGGTTTGTCAAAACTGGGGGAGCTTGCACGTTTATCCGCAAAAGCCAAAGGCGATCGAAGAGGGCTGTTTTGCGACCAGGCGTTACCAAGGCATCATCGAACCAGAAGACCTCACCGTACTTGAGCGAGTGCTGTTTGAAGCCGCGCCAGCGGATTTCGAGTGGGCCAAAGAAAAAGTAAACCGCCTGCCTGCGTACTTAACCAAATACTTCGTTAACCGTTACGTCAGCATCTACCAATCAAAAGGCCGTTTCGAGGGCAACACCTTCTTATTGCAAAAAGTAGAGCCAGCGGTGCAACGCGCTCTATTGGTCTTGCGCAAATACAAAAAATTACCGACAACCCAAAAGGTCGCTTTGCTCAGTGAAGAACTAGACACTGACACCGAGCAAAACGACTTTGCCAACCCAGAAAAGCCACAGCTTGCCTTTGATTTCGACAAAGCCGAGAAAAACCGCAAGCCAGTAAAAAACAGGCTGCTTGCTGAGTTAGAGAACGATGAGCTCAAAGAAATGGCGTTCAAGATTTCGCAAATCATGAATGCCCGTTTTCAGCAAATTGGTGAGCTGCTTTCAAACGCTGATCTCGAAGAAAAGCAAAAAGCCATGCCGAAGGGCAAAAAATACAGCGCGGAAGTAGAAGGCCACGAAATGCTGGCCGAGTTCGTGCGCCAGTTCGGCATCAAGCCGCCGCGCAAGTACAAAGAGCAAACCCCGCTTTCTGCCCTGCAAGACATCTCACGCATGATCAGCGAAAAGTGGTGGCAAGGCCGCTTAGTCAAAGTGCGCAAAATTATGCGCGAACACCTCGCCATTGCCATGGGGCAAGTATCGAGCAAAGCCTCACCGTATGCCTCATGGGATTGCATTCGCGAACACAAAGAGCAGCAAAAGCGCAACTGGGAATACATCAAGCAGTGTGTGCTGCTGGATGAAGAAACCGGAGAAGAAGCCGATTTAGCCGACATGGTGCTGAAAAGCGTCTCTAACCCTGCGATTCGCCGCCACGAACTGATGGTGCGTTGCCGAGGCTGTGAAGACATTGGCAACGAGCTGGGCCTGCAAGGATTGTTTCTTACTCTGACTGCGCCTTCGAAGTACCACAACAGCTACAAAAAAGGCGGCTTCATTGAGCACTGGAACGGTGCCAGCCCACGCGAAACGCAAGATTACCTAAACAACGTATGGTCGCGCATTCGTGCCAAATTGGGCAGAGATGAGATCCGCTGGTTTGGCGTTCGCGTGGCCGAGCCACATCACGATGGCACACCACACTGGCATTTGCTCATTTGGGTAAAACCGGAAGATGTTTCGGCAGTGCGCAACATCTTCATCACTTACGCTACGCAAGAAGACAGAGGCGAGTTGCACCCAGAGTTCGAAAAAGAAAAGCAAAAGCCGTTTCGCAAATGCGCCTATGTTGGCCCAATGGATTACCGCCCACGTTGTGATTTTGGCTTGATAGACCCAGCCATAGGCACCGCCACAGGCTACATCGCCAAATACATTTCTAAAAACATCGACGGCTACGCGATGGATGACGAATTCTCAGACGAAACAGGCAAGCCAGTGAAAGAAATGGCGAAAAACGTTTCCGCATGGAAAAGCCGCTGGAACGTGCGCCAATACCAGTTCTTTGGTGGCGCTCCCGTCACCACATATCGCGAACTGCGCCGCTTTGCCAATAACGACAGAGCCAGCTTTAACGACTACCTCACTCAACTCAACTATCAGGAATTGCTCAGCATTTATGAAGAGATGGACATTCGTTCAGGCAGAAAGCTAGTTGGCCCGCCAATTCCGGTGGAGCTGGTTCGTGCAAACAAGAAATACAACAGCAAGTACCTGTTTGTTTTGCTTTCGCAGGTTTACCAAGCGGAGCTAGACCACGTAAACGGCACCGTCACCGAAGTGATGAAAGCCGCCGACCAAGGCAAGTGGCGTGATTACGTGATGGGCCAAGGTGGCCCGTTTGTGCGTCGCGATGAATTGCTGATCACCAACACATACGAAGTGCTGCCATTCGCTGGCCCATATGGCGATGAAGCTCGCAAGTTAGAAGGGTTCGACGCCGCAGGCGTAGCCATCAAAACACGCCTCAAGGTATGGACAATTAAACAGAAAGGCAAAGAGACAGATGAAGCGGAAGCGATCGGCTCTGGGAGCGAAGCGACCGATTTTGGCGGCTCTGCCGCCTCTCGGAGTTCTGTCAATAACTGTACGCGGCAGCAAAAGGTACAGGTCAGCACTCAGCTCACCAAATTATTGCAACCCGACAGGGCAAGAGGATCAGGAAAGGATCATTTTGATGAAGAAATGGCCATATCCGCCCTGTTAAAAGGCAGCAGTTTACGAATAGATGATGAAACCAGCCTCGAAATCCGCCCCGCGGAGGTAGACGAGCACGGCAACGTTATCAGGTCAGCGCGTTTAGCCGAGGTTCGCAGAGAAGCGGAAGACCTGCGCTGGCTCAATTTCCAAGGCTGGGACAAGGTTTTCGCAGAACCCGAAGCCCCAGAACATCAACAACCCAACTTGCCGTTCTTTGGGGGCGAAGTGCCAGCCAAGAAATCATGGCCTGAGTACCAAGCCATGATGGAAGAGAACGACTGGCCATTAGAGTAGGAGAAACAAATGCTATTACCAGGTGAATTAGTCGTAGATAACTTTGCAGGCGGTGGCGGTGCATCCACCGGAATGGAGCTTGGCTTGAATCGTCATGTTGATATCGCGATTAATCATGATCCAGAAGCCATCGACATGCACAAGATGAACCATCCAGAAGCCAAGCACTATTGCGAATCTGTTTGGGATGTAGACCCGATTGAAGCTTGCGCTGGCCGTCCAGTTGGTTTGGCTTGGTTTTCTCCTGACTGCAAACACTTCTCAAAAGCCAAAGGCAATAGACCCGTTGATAAAAACATTCGCGGCCTTGCGTGGGTTGCAATTCGCTGGGCCGCACTTGTGCCTGTTCGCATCATCATGCTGGAGAATGTAGAAGAGTTTTTGACGTGGGGGCCAGTGGTAGAAGTTGAGCCGGGTAAGTTCAAACCATGCCCAGAACGCAAAGGCGAAACCTTTGATGCCTTTGTTAAGTGCCTGACCACAGGACTCGATAGAGAACATCCTGCATGGAGTGAAATTCGTAACGCATTGGGTGATGATTTCCCTTATGAACAGCTAGAAAAAGGGCTTGGCTACAAAGTTGACTATCGAGTATTGAGTGCGTGTGATTACGGTGCGCCAACCATTCGCAAGCGCTTTTTCTTGGTCGCAAGAAATGACAACAAGCCGATTATTTGGCCAGCACCAACGCACGGGCCAAAAGGTTCAGGACTAATACCTTACGTAACCGCAGCCGACATTATTGACTGGTCAATCCCTGTTAAATCAATTTTTGGCCGCACTAAGCCGCTTGCTGAAAAAACAATGGAGCGTATCGCCAAAGGTTTGGACAAGTTTGTCATTGGCAGTGATTCACCTTTTATCGCGCCAACAGGGTGCGAGATGCCTTTTATTACCGAGCACGCCAATTCATCTAGTCAAAGGAACATGGCTGCGCATGAGCCTCTAAGAACGTTATGCTCTCAGGTTAAAGGTGGTCATTTTGCACTAGTGACGAGTCACATGGTCAAGTTGCGCGGCACAAACATCGGTCACGGAACCGACGAACCTGTACACACAATTTCTGCCGGCGGTTTTCATCTCGGAGAGGTTCGCGCTTTTCTTCTCAAATACTACGGCACCAGTTTTGGAGAAGATCTGCAAACCCCTATTGGTACTGTCACAACAAAAGACCGATTTGGCCTTGTTACCGTTCGAGGTGAGCAATACCAAATTGTCGATATCGGCATGCGGATGCTCGAACCGCACGAGCTGTTTGCAGCGCAAGGGTTCCCTGCTGATTACAAAATCACGCATAACTCGGAAGGTAAGAAAATCACGAAAGCAAGCCAAGTAGCACGTTGCGGCAATGCCGTGTGCCCGCCAGTAGCTCAAGCACTTGTTGAAGCGAACATAGCCAAACCATCAATTTCAAAAGCAGCGTAGGAAATGAACATGAACACAAACACCGAATCAGACCAAAAACACATAGCGGATATTCAAGAAATTCAATCTCTATTTGACGCTTTGGACTACCCAAAAGAGGCACCAGTAACACTGAAGGTGAAGCATTTGATCGGTATTGCCAAAGAACTAAAGGAAAAAAATGAGTGGAATTTAGTTAAAAATGGCCTTCCAAAAGAAGATCCAAAGTGTCCGCACACATCGCATACTGTAGACATCTTTGGCGATGGTGAACGTTGGCCAGATTGTTACTACTGCTTCTTGGATGAAAAGTGGATCGATCGAGATTTGGGGGAAGAGGTTTCGATAAACGTTACACACTGGAAATACATCTCGTTGCCGGAAGTTGTGGAGATGGCCCAATGATGAATCACGACACAGAACTTGACCAAGAAACCATAGATGTTGTTTTGGGTGCATTGGAAGAGAAGCTAGAAACCTTGGCAGGAAATGGAACACTGAACGACTTTGAAAAACTCCTTGTTGTTAAGAATCTAATGTCTCGCGTTGAAAATCGCATAGCGGTCAAACAGCAAGCCGCCATTATGTTTGGCGTATTAACCAAAGTGGGGAGATAGGCCAATGACCAGCACGTTACATCTAGCCCTAAAGACGGAATATTTCAGAGATATCGAAAGTGGCTGCAAAAAATTTGAATATCGCCTTTACAACGATTATTGGAGAAAACGGTTAGAAGGCCGAGATTACGCGAACATTCGATTGACTCTTGGTTATCCGAAGAGAGATGACATTTCGCGAATCCTTGAGCGCCAATACAAAGGCTACGAAGTTCAAACCATTACACATAAACACTTTGGCAGTGATCCTGTGAAGGTGTTCGCTATCCGCGTGAATTAGGAGAAACCACCATGCAACTACAAGTCGGCAAAACCTACCATGCACATCAACCAAGTGGTGAACTCGATTTAGGCTGCGAAGTCGTCGAGTTCCCAGAGGTCAATTTCACATTCAAAGTGCTACCCAAGCCAACAGAAGTGATCGCAGAAAGCATCGACGTAAACGGCAGCACCAAAGAACGAGTGAAATTACCCAAGCATTTGGCACAGCCAGAGTGGTACGCCATCGAGAGAAATGGGAAAAGTTGTTTCTTGAACAGCTTGTGTTACCAAATAACAGAAGCCCATTAAAAAGAGAATATCGACATGAACAAGCGCCTTCGGGCGCTTTTGTCATTATTGAACTAGGCGCTTTTTTTCACCTCATCATGAATGGCATTAATCAACTCAATAAGACAATGACGGATAGCGATCGGAAGCGACGCAACATGCTTACCATCTGCCGATTGAACCGCACCATGCAAAATCAAATGACTCACCGTCACATCCAACGCCATACAAAGCTTACGAATTTGAACAATATCAACCACTCGCTCTCCTTGCTCAAGCCGTTGAAGCATCCGCAAATTAATACCGGAAGCCGCACTCAGTTCCTGCTGCGTTTTGCGTTGGCGCATACGCTCCTGAGTGAAAAACTGCATGATAGGGTCTATCTGATGTAAAGACTTAGGCATACGCTCCCCACGCTAGCCAAATATGGCTAATTCAATCAGTAACTTATGCCAACTGTGGGCAGGCTTTATCGAATGCCAGCCTAAATCAATTTATTGCTTATGAAATCTGAATAGTATCTACATGCCAAAACGGTGATACACATCAAGTATAGGTAACAAAAATACCAATAATAAAATTGTTAGAACAAAACCACTGTATTAATATACAGTGGTTTCGTCAGTTAGGAGGCTAAATGTCTGAATTAAAACCAATCGGCAGTATTCAAAAATGTGACACGGACATCACGAAAACAGCCCTAGAAATCATTATTGACGGTGTCGCAGCCAGCGATGCAACCCCCACAACCTACCAAGCGGGTATTTACCTTGCGGGGCTGATATTGGCTGACACAAAAGGCCAAATAGACGCAGAAAAACAAAAAGCCATCTTGAGTATTATCAAGATGGCTTCTGAAGTAGAAAACCCAGCCTTTATTACAAAATAATCACAACATACTGAGCTGCTGTTTAAGCTGTTGCCGTGTTTCTGGCGGCAACGCTTTGCACAGCTCAAACGCCATTTGGCTAGTCGTTTTAGCCGAAGGGCTCAGCGTATGGCTATAAGACAAATTCATCACAAAAGTATGGCCGCATACCGGGTCGCCACAACTGCAATACAAATCAGCGTGGCTGTTTGTTAATCGATTGGTTTTTTGGATATACGCGCGGTGGCCGCACTCGGAGCAAAACACTCTCATAAATAACACCTAGCTTACTGACTGACGCTTAAATAATACGACAATAAGCTGGGTTTTTGTACAGTTATCTATTGTTGAACGCTTGGTAATCCCACGTAGAGAGGTTGTCGCTAGTTTTTGCTATCAAAGGGAAGAGTGCATCAACATCATTCACAGAAAACGGGTGATCAGTAATCACCGCATTCCCCGCTACAACGCAACGGCCACCATTGCCAAAAATACAGCGACCAATTTTGCGTGCCGCCTCTTCACTGCAAGATTCAATCTTATACAGTTCAGCCATATCTAGTCATCAACCAATAGCGCTGATATCAAAATCAAACTTAAAGTGTAAATGTTTTGGAATTTCAGGATCATTATTCACCGCGTCAGCGATACGTTTGCAGACGGGGATAACCTCACACTTATCGTAAACTTGGATAACCTTTATAGGGTCTGGCAGGCTTGTGCCTTGCTGGGGCGCTATGCCTCCCATGCCACTGTGCCAGCGATGCCCAACAACGATGTCTTGGGCTGTGATGTTCTTAATGCGCTCAAACTCATCTTTCGTGGCGATGTCGCCAACGGGTATCAGTTGAATGCCTTTCTCTTTCCCGTTCGGAATGTTCACAAACATACTGCGGAAGTTACCAATCCCTTTCGAGCTGGCGATCTTGTTTTTCAGCGCCTCTTCATCTTCTTCACTCAAGTTCGGGTCGGTTGAGTAGAAAATAAAACCCATATGCGCGCCATTCAGGTAATAACGGCGGCGAAACAGCGTTGCGTCGCGGTTAAGTAAGCAGCTTTGAATACTGCCAAGGTAATCCGGTAAGCCGTAGATCTGCTGCTGCGGGTCATACTGAGGGATGAAAATCACATCCTTCGCTTTAAATGGTTTCTGTTTGTTATCACGCAGCAACTGCACAAAATCGCCGTTCTTACGCTTGCGCATGTGCATCATGGGCAGTGGCTCAAGGGCGATCACATTCTTCATATAGCTGCGAATCTTCACAAACGCTGCCATACCAAGGCCGAAGTAATCCCAGCAGGCGTTATTCATTTTGTACATCTGCATCCCACCACCGGAAAGGAATCGCGCCGCCACATAGTTAGCCCGAGCCTTAAGCAGTGAACCGTGATACCCGTTGACGTTGGCAATGTCTGCCAAGCCTTTCAGCGAAATAGGCGGCTCCCAGTAATCGTCAAAATCGTTGTAAACCAGCTCGCAATAGCGCGTCATCCAGCTATTGGTATCAACGGGCTCTGGGTTCGGGTCAAAGCTGTATACCGATTTGCTTTCACTGGCCTCTGCTTTCAATTGGGTTAATTGCTCTGTCATGCTGCTAACTGCCCTTGTTTTCAGTATCAAACGAGCACATAAACAACCGTTTGAAGTCGGCCTCATCGTACTCTGCGCTTATTTTATTAATGTCATAAGGAAGACCACATAAAACTGCATCCTCAATAGTGATTACATAGCGCCATTGCCGATCCGGGCATAAGCGCCCACCGTCGCGGAATTCTTGAAAATTAGGAAACTCAACAGTATTTCGAGACGCGATGGAATTGCGCCAACGTTCACCAGTCCAGAAATGGAACGCGGGGTGAGTATCAAACGAAAGAGAGGAAAAATAAGTTTTACGAAACTTTTTCAAACAAGTTATTGCAGAGATGTGTTTATCCACTTTATCAAAACAATCTGAAAAAAAGTGTTCATCAAAATAGACATGTTCACTGTAAGAACTCCCTAAATTGACGTCTGATAAAATGTGTATCTGGGCGCCATTCGAGAGAGTTAAGGGGTTACCAGATATCTCAATGCCTAAAAACTCTTTTGCAATAGAAGATAAATAGTGTTCAAAGATATTAGTATTTTCGCTTGAAGTAATAAAAAACTGATTTTCGCCAGTAAGAATCGCTTGTTCTAACGCTTCGCCTAAAAAGTAATGGGATAAACCACAAATTCTAAGTTTAAGTATGTGGCGAGTGCGATGATGCAGGTTATTGCGAATAGTATGTTGATATCCGTATAGCGAGCGATGCCAACGCTCAAAACAATGTTCAGTGATATTGCTTACATCATTGATAGTTATTTTCTCTGTCATGCTGCTAACTGCCCTTGTTCGCCGGAGAATACCCAGCGTGATTTGCGTTTGGTGGTGTGGTTCAGTGGCTCATTAATCAGCGCGTGTGAGAGCGCCCAAAAATCGTCAGCGTGGCCAGCCAGCTCGCTGCGCTCCGCTTTAAATGTCATGTTGTTGCCACTGTTGGTTGAAGTGCGTTTAATCGCCATGAAGGCCATGGCGGTTTCTTTCATGCCCGCATCAAACTGCAGGCGGTTCCCGTCAATGACGTCGATCATCTTCATCACCAAACGGTTCTTGTTATCGGGGGAGTAGTGAATCGGCACCACTTCGCGCGGGTGCGTGTCTTTGAGTAAGTCGTAAACCCCTGCGCCAATGCCTGTCACGTCAATGCCTAAGTACGTTACGTTAAAGCGCAAAAACACCTTGCTGATTTCCGCCGCTTGATACTGAAACGCCAAACCGCGCCAGGTGTGCTTTTCCAACACCCGGAACTTTTCCGCCGCCACAATTGGCGGGGCAACCACCATCAGCACCGCATTGTCACGGGTTCGTGAAGGGTCATAGCCCAGCCAAACCTCACGGTTGCCAAATGGTCGCTCTGCGCTTGGCGAGTAATCCTGCCAAATCGCGGTATCGACCATGCATTTCTGAATCTTGTTAAACTCAAATATCGAGCTGGCACCATCAACAAAGATGCACATAAACAAGTTGTTGAAATCGGTTTCGTTGTACTCTTCGCGCAGTTCGTCGATGTCGAACAGGTCACAGCCACCCTTGGCGGCGTCTTCAATCGTGACCACATAACGCCACTGCTTATCTGGGCAAAGGCGACCGCCATCGCGCAGCTCATCAAACGTTGGGAACTCGATGTTCTTGCGCCGTTCGCTGCCATCGCGCCATTTGTCCCCAGTCCAGAACGGGTAAGCAGGGTGCATTTTGGTCGAAGGGGTAGAAAAGTACGTCTTGCGCCACTTCTTATGCGTGGCCATCGCCGAGGCGACCTTGTTCAGCTCGTCAAACTTGCCGATCCAGAAATACTCATCCACATACACATGGCCGTGATAACTCTGCGCCGTTTTGCCGTTGGTCGAAAGAAAATGCATTTCCGCGCCATTGGAGAGCGTGATCGGGTTGCCAGAAAGTTCCAGCCCCAAAAACTCTTTGGCGAGCGAAACAATATAGCGGCGGAACACCTCAGCCTGAGCGCGTGAGGCTGAGAGAAAAATCTGGTTGTCGCCAGTGAGAATCGCGTTTTCTAACGCTTCCCCTGCAAAGTAATAGGTAGCGCCAATCTGGCGAGACTTAAGAATGTTTCGAATACGCTGATGCAGGTTATTACGCATCGTGTGTTGATATTCGAACAGCGAGCCGTGCCAGCGCTTGAAATCGCCTTCAGTGATCTCGCTGACATCGTTTTTCACCTTCTTACGCCTTTTACCACTTGGCGCAGAGGATTGACCACTATCCGCGTTTTGTTGACCACTTTGCTCGGTTTTGTGGCCAGAACGGGAAGTTTGTTTACCACTTTGAGCCGAAACCTCACCACCGTTGTGATCGGGTTTGGCAGGCTTCGCGCGTAACTTCTTAAGTTTGACATGATGCTCAATCAGCCGATCGAGCATATCCAATTGCGGCTTACTTGGGTTCTCTATCTCAAGCAAGGTTTGAATACGATTCGCGATAGCTTCATCAATCGTTTGTTCACGCAACATATCGCGCCAGCCAAACTTATCCGCCCAGTAATAGATGATTCGGTCACTGTTTAGGTTCAGTTCGTCAGCGATTTCGCGTGGCGTCCATGCCTTCAAATAGAGGGCGCGGGCGGCTTGTCGGATTTCGGGAGAATATGCCATGGCTGAATCATACGCCGCCAAAACCCCATGATTCCCATAGAAAAATTCGGACAGATTCGGAAAAACACCGAAATCCGAATCAGCCCGAACACAACTTGCTGAAAGCCCTAAAAGTTCGGCGTATGGTTGCCACACATCAACGAATTAACGCATTAAAAAGAGTGTTCATCCCATGCCAAAAACCAGTGATTGGGTAGTCATCGCCACCGAAGGAAGCACCGTAGACGGGCGCAAAATAACCAAGTCGTGGATCAACGACATGGCCTCGCTTTACGCAAAAGATGAATACACCGCCTTAATCTGGCCAGAACACTGGCGCAGCTCTTGGGGGCCGTTTGAGGGTAAAAACTGGGGTGTAGTTGAAGAACTCAAAGCAGAAGTGCTAGACGACAAACTCCGCCTGTTTGGCAAAATTACGCCAAACCAATACCTATTGGATGCCAACCAAGAAGGCCAAAAGCTATTTACCTCGATTGAACCGGATCCCGATTACAAGGGCGAGGGGCGTTGCTATTTAATGGGCCTAGCTGTGACTGACTCCCCAGCCTCCACAGGTACAACGCAACTCAAGTTCTCACGACGTCACGGTGAGGAAACGGCGATTGAATCGGACGCGCTAGAAGAGCTCCACTTAGAGAAATGCTTCAGCCGTACAGATCGCCTTTTCTCCGCCCTGCGCACATTTATCTCTGGCGAAGAGCCAGAAACACCAAGCAAACCTCAGCCAGAGGAAGAAGAACCAATGAACCAAGAACAGTTCAACCAAGTGATGAGTGCCATTGGCACGGTAAGCACTAAGCAAGGCGAGCTGGAAGAAAAGCTAAACGCCTTTTCTGTTCAGCAAAAGCCAGAAATCGAAGGTGGTGAAAGCAAAGGTGATGGCAAGAATCAGAACGGCATGACAGCCGAACAGTTCAGCCAACTGACCGACAAGCTAGACGGCATCGCCAACAAGCAAAGCGAACTAGAAACCAAGTTCAACCAACTCAGCCAGCAAGGCCCAGCAGATCAGGGTGCGGATGAGTCTGGCAACGCTTCAAAAATGGAGGTGTTTTAATGTTAAACGCTGTATCAACAAAGTATTTGCAAGAGTTCACCTCCGCAGTAGTTGAAGCCGCAAGTGCCACGGAAGGCGCGAAGATGTTCAACGTCACGCCACCAATGGAAACCAAGCTACGCCAAGCCATTATGATGTCGGATGCCTTTTTGGCGATGATCTCCATGCTGCCTGTGCAGCAAATCAAAGGACAGGTGATCGATGTCGGTAGCGATGGTCTTTCAACGGGCCGCGACAACACCAAGCGTTTTAGCGTGGATGTTGGCCAAGATGGCAACACTTACGAGCTAGTAAAAACCGACTCTGGTGCACGCATCTTGTGGGAAACCATGACGCAATGGGCGAACTCTGGCTCCAAAGATGAATGGCTGAAGATGATGAAAAACGCGATTTCTATGCGTTTTGCTCGCGATATCTTGCGCATTGGCTTTAACGGTACATCTATCGCCACGAAAACTGACCCAGTAGCGAACCCACTCGGGCAAGACGTCAACAAAGGTTGGCTCACCATCGTGAAAGAGAAAAAGGCAGGCCAAGTATTGGCGTCTGCGACTCTGGACCCAACAGGCGCTGCCGCGGATTCTTACAAGAACCTCGACTCTCTTGTTCAAGACCTCATCAACACCACCATCGCGCCAGAGCACCGTGAAGACCCTGATCTTATCGTGTTGGTTGGTCACAACCTTGTCGCCGCTGAACAGCACCGACTACTCGAATCGGCGAACACGCCAACCGAGCACAAAGCCGCGCAACAATTGGCGAAAACCATCGCAGGCCGCAAAGCGATGACGCCTTCTTTCTTCCCTGCTAACCAGATTTGGGTGACGACAGCGAAGAACCTGCAAGTCCTCACGCAGGAAGGCACGCAGTGGCGCCGCCAGGTGAACGATGAAGACGAGCTTTGCTACAAGCAAAACCACATCCGCATGGAAGGTTACGCCGTCGGCAACATGAACAAGTTCGCCGCCATCGAAAACGTCACCATCGCAGAAGCGGCGTAAGGGGTAACAAATGGCAAGCCCACTCAAAAAGCAACGAGAACAGATTCTGGCAACGGTAGTTGCAGCGCGTGCAGCCTCGGTCGCCTCCGCCGCCACGCTAGACAGCCTGCACCTGCGCCTAGTCGAATTCGAGCAAGACAAACTCGCGCTCAAAGGATTCGTGCAAATCGCAGAGAAGGTGAACCACAAACGCGAAGTGTTGATCCCGAAATACAAGCCTGTTGTGGAAGCGTATCTCGATGCCGGGGAGAACTACCAAAACCCCATCTTTACAGACCTGATCATCTGGCTGTTCGATGTGGGCCAAGTAGACACCGCCGTGGAATGGCTGTTCAAAGCCATTGAGCTGGGCTTGCCAACCCCTGAAAACTTTAAACGCTCATCGTGGGCCGTGGTGTGTGGCGACTTCGTGCTCGAATGGGCAGAGGCCCAACTCGCCAACGGCCAATCGGTAGAGCCGTACTTCTCGACCGTGTTCGAGAAAATCCACAAAGAGTGGAAGCTGCCAGAGAAGCTAGAGGCCAAGTGGTACAAGTTCGCGGGCTACGCCATGTTGCTGAACAGCAAAGGCGAGCCGCAGCCAAGCCAAGTGGGCGACATCGAGCATCTGGAAAAAGCCAAAGCGCTGCTGCTCATGGCCCATGAGAAGTACAACAAAATCGGTGTGAAAACCAAAATCGACCAAATCGACATGCGCCTAAACGCGCTGCGAGAAGGCAAAAATTTGTAAGACTCCTACGCCGCCGCGCCTCGGCTGGCGAGGTTGCAATAACCTGCGTGGTTCATTGCTATACCGTCGACCCAGTGGCTAGAGGCGCATTTATTCAAGAGGAATTGCGATGAGCTTTGGCGGAAAGGTAAACAGTGCAGAAAACACGGCCATTGCAGGCGAAGGGTGGACGGATTTATCCACCGAAGAGTTTCGTAGCTTGCGCCGAATTCCGCACACGTTCGATAACGATTCCTTAGCCGTGGCCGTCACCATCGCAGCGATGAACATTCAACAGCGACTGGCGAAACTGTTGGTCGATGGCAAGCCGCCAGTGTTAAACAACGCACAAACCATGCTCTACAAACGTGCCGTGTATGGCCGAGCGCATGCAGAACTGCTCAAAGAGTTCGCTACGCAAGACCGCCGAAAAGAAGGTGAAAGTGTGGCCACCGATGAACCAGAACAAGAAGCGCGTTTTTTAACCCAAAGCAACAAAGACGTGCGTCAGCTACTCGGGCGCAGCGCCAACGGGATTGACTCCATATGAGCGAAGCAGCCTACAACAAAACCAAGCTGGAGCACCTGACCGAGTACATCGTCAGCCACTTAAACAGCAACGTGCTCGATAACAAAATTGATGCTTGGCAGGAAAACGGCTCAATCGTTCCAAGTGGGGAAGACAGAGGTAACGGCGGTTATATCGTTTGCTACTGGAAATACAACGCAGTATTGCACGTTGAAGAATTTCCACATCAAAAGCTAGACCCACGTTGTTTGTTGGCATTGGTTGCGTGCTGGTTAAGTGACCACGAAGAAGATCGCAACGAGCAAGAACTTGAAGACCCAACGCTATCGGTAGATGTAATCAGCAGTGAAGTAGCCGACGTATCCATAGAACTGGAAATGATGGAACCGATAGAACTGATTCCTGATCCAGCAGGTGCTATCACATGGCGTGGTGAAACATACCGAGTTCAAGCGGTGGAGATTTACACCGCAGAAGAAGCGGAACTGGTCAATGAATCCTGATATTCGAGTTAACCAACGGGATGCGCTCAATCTCAGTGAAAAGCTGGCGCTGTTGTCACTGCCAGCCAAGAAAAGGGTTTGGATACTCAAAACCCTCGGGCGATGGGAAACCGCAAACGTTCGCCGAAGAATACGCCAGCAGTCGGACATAAACGGCGGAAAACTAGAGCCACGAAAAAGTGGCAAGAAAAAAGTACTTAGGCGAATGGCTAAAGGCCTAACGCCCTATGTGAGAAAAGCAGAAACGCTGGATCTCACTTGGAAAAGCAAACTCACCGCCAAAATTGCAGCAAGACACCATCTTGGCCAAAAACAAAAAGTCACCAAAGGCCAAATGCAGAAGCGATGGGGAAAACCAGACTACAGCGCCCCGTGTTCGAAAGGCCAAGCAAGAAGGTTAAGAGAACTTGGGTACACAGTGCCAAGAAAGAGCGGCAAAGGACGGAAGAAACCAAGCCTAAAGCAGATTATGGAAACAGTATCGCATGGGCAAGCAGGACAAGTAATCCGAGAACTGAGCAACCAGCCGACCATTTCTTCGTGGGATATCCCACTGGCAGAACGCCAAATATTAGGCAGCAAGCAACCAGAAGTCACACGCCAACTCATCAACATTATTGAGCAGGCAAAAAAGAGGAATTAACCAATGGCAACCGGAAAGGTAGAGGTAAACAACCTCAATTTAGGACAAGGCGGCATTCCCGAGATTGAACGCCACTTGCTCTACATCGGGCGCACCGACAAAGCCGAACTGCAAGGCCAAGTCACCCGCATCAACAACATGACCGACCTTGCAAAAGTCGTCGCCGATGATGCACTCGGTGCCAACGTTATCGCCGCTCAGCTCAACGGCAAACAAAACTGGACAGCGGCCATCTTCGGCTTAGCCGAGGGTGACACATGGCAGCAAGCAGTAGACATCGCCAACCGTACAGACTCATTCGAAGGAATTTGCCTTTGTGATGTTGTTACCGACAAGGCCGAGTTTGACGCTATGCAGGCCAAGGCTACCGAGCTCACCAGCAAACTAGGCCGCTGGGTGTTCTTCCTCGCTGCGTGTCCGGGCATTGTTGCAGAAGGTGAAGGTGCACAAACATGGGCGCAGTATGAAACCGCCATGATCAATCTGGTGAAAGACGTCGCCGCCAATCTGGTTACGCCCGTCCCGCAGTTAAACGGCAATAACCTTGGCGTATTAGGTGGCCGCTTGTGCGACCGCGCCGTCACCGTGGCAGACAGCCCGATGCGCGTAGCAACAGGCAACGTGCTTGGTTTGGGCGACGCGCCAGTAGACAGCGCAGGCGAACCGCTGGAAATGAGCACAGTGGCTACTTTGGCCGAAGCGCGCTACTCATTGCAGCAATGGTATGCCGATCTAGAAGGCATTTACTGGACAGACGCCACCACGCTCGAAGCCAAAGGCGGCGATTACCAGTACTTAGAATACGTTCGCCCAGTGCACAAACTGAACCGCCGTGTGCGCATTAAAGCCATCCGCCGCATTGCTGATCGAATCCTCAACTCAACGCCACCAAGCATTGAGCTAAACCGAGCCTATTTCCGCAAAGACATGCGCGACATGTCGAAAACCATGGAAATTGGCGGCATCACTTTCCCAGGTGAAATCATGCCGCCAGAAGATGGCGACGTCACCATCCAGTGGATGACCAAAACCAAAGTGACGATCGGTTTGATGGTTCGCCCGCACAACTGCCCGAAACACATCGTGGTCAACATCGCGCTAGACCTTTCTAATCCTGCAGACTCGGAGGCGTAAACCATGAGCATGCGCATTTCAGGTAAAAACATGCATTTCTCTTTGGGTGACTACAAGCTCAAAGCGCAAAAGGTAACGCTCTCGATTACCGACAATTCTGCCGTGAACAAATCATCCGGTGTGCCGGATGGTTGGGTAGACGGTGATGTCGAAGCCAGCGGAGAAATGGAGCTCACAACGCAGCAATTCAACGTTCTGAGCAAAGCGGCAAAGCAAGCCGGCTCTTGGCGTGGTCTGCCAGCATTTGACGCCCTGTTCTTCGGCAAGATTGATAAAGACGAGCTGAAAGTTGAAGCCTTTGGTTGTCGCATCAAAATCTCTGATTTACTGGATATCGACACCAATGGCGGCAGTGCCTTGTTACACAAACTGCCTTTTGAAGTGACCAGCCCAGATTTCGTAAGCATCAACGGCACACCTTACTTGCGCCGTGATGAAATCGAAGACTTGGTCCAATAGCGATTCGCTCAACGAACAGGGGGCATGATGCCAGATGTTATCGACCGCGCCAGTGGTACTGAAACCCAATTCACTGAAATGGCGATTGCCAACCAATTGGCAGGGGCGAAGCGAATTGAACAAAGGGATAGCGCGCATGAATGCGGCGAATGTGGCGACAAAATCCCAGAAGAACGCCGCAAAACAGTACAGGGGTGTAAGTACTGCACCCAGTGCCAAAGCGAATTGGAGCGAATGAAACAATGAACTTAGCGAAGCTCTTTGTAGAGCATGTTATCAAACCTGTCCTTGACCATCTGGATATGGCATCCGGTGGCAAAGGCCAACTGAACACTCAAGCGGCGATTAATCTGATCCTGATGATTATTGCTCATGAGTCTGGAAAGTTTACTTACTCAAAACAAGTACGTGGCCCTGCGTTAGGTTTCACCCAGATGGAGCCAACAACATTTAACTGGCTGATCGAGTGGCTCGGAAAAGGTCGGCCGCACTTGCTCGATGCACTGGAGATGTTTGCACCGATTGGCGGTTTAGATGCGCGTTACATGGTGATCTCACCTCAGTTTGCGGTAGCGGCGGCGCGGCTTAACTTGATTCGATTCCCAGAAGCGCTACCCGATGCCGATGACCTAGAAGGTTTAGCGCGGTACGCGAAGAAGTACTGGAACACAAGTGCAGGTAAAGCAACGGAACAAGATTACCTGTTGGCATATCAATCCTTGATCGGAGAAGCAGCATGAGTTTCTTAACCGGAATCGTAGGCAAGACACTGTTCGAAGTATTGAAAGGTCTGTTCTTCCAAATCAGTTGGACAATCATCCTTGAACGCTTCGCAACTCGCCTTGTGGTGTGGGGCTTGGAAACCTTGAAAGGTCTAAGCACGAACGATGTTCTTCAAGAGACGGTTGACGACATCATCGCGGCGCTACAAGGCAAGCGCTTGAAAGAGATTCCTCAGAAGGAATAGCAATGGATTCATCATGGGTATCGGCGATTGTGGCAACCATTGCTCTGTTTATCGCCATCATCAATGTGGTTTTTGGCAGAACGGATAAAGGGCAAAGCACCTCTCAAGACCATGATCGTCGTATCCATGCCAATGAGTTAGCCACTGAGCGACTACGTGGTGATGTCGCAGAAAAATACGCCACAAAGCACGAACTACGGGAATCCGTTGACGATATTAAGGCATCTATGGACAGTCGATTCGACCGTCTTGAAGCCAAGTTAGATAAAAAAGAGCGAGAAGCAGCATGAAAACCATCGTACTCACCATTGGCAATATCGACCTGAGCTTTACCCCGACCGAAGCCGACTACGGCGAATACATGACCGAAGTCGCCCAAGGGGATTTGGTCAACGCTTCACACAACTTTGTCATGAGCATTGTGGACGAAGAAAGCAAAGACGCCCTGCGAGACATCACCAAAGAGAACCCAGGTGCAGCGCTGCAAATCACAGGTGAAGTACTGAAACAGTACACACCTAAGTTGCAGATCAAAGTAAAAAAATAGACGCCCTTGTTAAGGGCATCGAAAGCAATGATCTGGAACAGATGCTTATTTGGCGGCGCAAATGGTTGCCAAATGAGCCAGATGATGAAACCAGCCTTGCCAGAGCCGTTTGGCTCGAAAAGAAACACTGGGAAAACCTGACCACGGCCACCGCCAACGGCGTTGCCAAAGCATTCAGCGGATAAAGCATGTTACCAGAAGCACTTCGATTCACTGTTGGACTTGTAGACCAAATCAGCGCACCGCTGGGTAACATTCAGCGCCAGCTAAACAGCGTGACCAACACCTATCGCCAAGGTACCCACACCATGGTGGCGGGTGCGACGGGCATGGTAGGGGCGGGGTTTGCTCTAAAAAATGCGTTGATGCCAGCCATTGAAATGGATCGAAAGCTGGGTGAAGTGAAATCGCTGGGCGTGGCCGATGACCAGCTCAAAACCCTGATGGGTACGGCGATGAAATTCTCCGTTGAGTATGGCAAATCCGCCACGGAATTTGTTGCAGCTTCGTACGACATCAAATCCGCCATGGGCGAGATGACAGGCAGCGAGCTGGCGGGAATTACCCGCAGTTCCGCCATTCTCGCCGCCGCAACCAAAGCAGACACCGCCACCATTACCAACTACATGGGCACCATGTATTCGGTGTTCAAAGACCAAGCCGATTTGATAGGTAAAGATAACTGGGCGCAACGCATTGCGGGTATGACCGCCAAATCTGTGGAAATGTTCAAAACTACAGGCCAAGGGATGTCGGATGCCTTTAAAGGGGTAGGCGCACTGGGTAAAACGCATGGCATCGCCATTGAAGAACAGATGGCTGTGCTCGGTTTGTTGCAGGGCTCAATGTCGGGTAGCGAAGCGGGTACCCGTTATAAGGCGTTCTTGGGTGGCGTGGTGAAAGCGCAAAAAGAGTTGGGTATCAGCTTTACCGACAGCAACGGAAAAATGCTGCCGATGTTCGACATCATGAACAAACTGCGTAACCAGTTTGGTGAACTCGATTCCCTTGAAATTAACCAGATTAAGAAAGCTTTTGGCTCAGACGAAGCAGTATTGCTGATCACTGACCTGATTGGCAAAACAGGTGATCTGCAAAGCAGCGTGCAAACGCTCAACCAATCGGCCAACCTCAACACAGCCATCACCATGGCGCACACCATGACCGACCAGTGGGAACGCCTCGAACAAGGTGTGTTCGCTGTACGCACGGCCTTTGGTGCTGCCTTGCTGCCTTCGTTACTGCCGGTGGTTTCAACTCTGGCCGATGGCGCATTAGAAATCATTCGATGGACGGAGCTATTTCCCAATATTACGAAATGGATTGGTTATGCAGGTATGACCGTTCTTAGTTTTGTTGCGATAAACGGCTTATTGACGATGTCCGTTGGAATAGGCAAACAAGCAATGGCTTCATTCATCCTTGTGACCAAGGGCTATGGCTTAGCGGTAGCAGGTGTGAACAGCATTTTGAAAACCTTCAAAGTCGCCATGTTAGCAGCCAACATCGCAATGATGGCAAACCCAATTGGATGGGTTGTTGGTGCCGTTATCGCAGCCATTGCTGCCGTTGGTGCACTCATCTATTACTGGGATGATCTCAAAGCCTCGTTTGGCGACACAACTTGGTTTCAGATTATCGAAGGGGCGATCAGCTTTATCACGTTCCCGTTCCGCGCTTTGTTCGACTTCCTCGCCGCAGGCTGGCAATGGGTGATGAGCGGCTTTACCGATACCAGTGGCTTTGCCTTTATCGGCCAAATGGCCGACAACCTGCGTAACGTGTTCAGCAGTGTATTTAACTGGATTTACGAAAAGCTCAACGGCATTTGGGAAACCGTTAAAAGCCTGACCGACTGGATACCCGGATTCGGCAACGACGAAGAACTCGAGCTCAAATCCAAATCCATACAAAGCGCCACCCCAACGCTGCAAGTGCAGCCGGGCGGCGCGGCGAAAAGCATCGCCAACTATCAAACCAGTTCAACCAATTATGGCGGTGTAGCCATCTACCCAACCTACATGAACAACGTCTCCGATTTTGAGAGCGAAATGATGATGGCGGCAGGCTAATGGCTCAGTACAAATATCAAGACATCCTAATTGAAAACGGAGATGTGGTGCTCGATGCAGGCCGTAACCCTGTATTGATTCAAGACCGAGCTGTGATCGCCCAAGACATAAAACACGCCATTATCGAAAGCAATTTAGCGGTTGAGCTCATCGCAGAGCGTAGCCCATCAAAAAAAGCGGATATTCGCACTAAGTTAGAGCTGTTGGTTGAAGAAGATGTTCGTTTGGTACCTGGTACCGTGCGATTAGAAGAACCAACGGAAGGCACCATCTATGTTTTCGCCACGACTGCAGACTTTGGCGACGTAACGCTTGATATCACAACTTCGGAGACAACCAATGTCTGATATTCCAAAACCAGATTACGCCGAGCTGGTCAAGCAATCCGGTATTCCTACCGATGAAGCAGGCTGGAAAAAAGTGCTGAAAGACGAGATGGAAAAGGAAGAGTGCATTATCTCTAATGATTCGCCTTTCTCTCCGTTCTGGCGCTTGATTGAATCGGCCGTGGTGAAAGTCACCTTGTGGCTCATCAATACGCTATTGGTGGGTTATGTTCTGCCAAATATGTTTGTGGCGACTGCCGTCGACCAATGGTTAGACCTACTCGCATGGCAATGCAAACTCACTCGCAAAGGGGCAACCAAAGCAAAAGGGTTGATCGCCTTCCAACGTGCCGCCGCAAAAGGGCCAGCGTTAGTCATTCCCAAAGATACTTGGATTCAAACCGAACCGATTAACGGCAATATCTACCGCGTTCGTGTACTTGCTGATACCACGCTGCCAGAAAATGAAACAATGATCATGGCGGAAGTGGAAGCGGAAAGTGAAGGTGCGGCCTACAACCTTGGCGAAGGTTATTACCACATTTTACCCACTGCCATCAGTGGTATCGCCGCTGCCACCAATCCAGCCGAATGGCTATTGGCCGCAGGGGCAGACAAAGAAAGCAACGATGAACTTCGCCTGCGCATTCGCAACCAGTGGAGCGCCGTAGCGCGTTGGCACATTGATGCCGCGTATCGGGCACTGCTGACCAGCCGAGCAGGCATCAACGACGATAACGTCTACTTTGAGCACAATGCGCCGCGCGGCCCCGGTACCGCAAACGCATACATTTTGTTGGATACGGGGGAACCATCAACAGAAATGCTAGCGGATTTAAACGCCTACATTCGAGAGCAAGGGCAACATGGCCATGGTGATGATCTGCAGGTGATGGCAATGCCAGAAACTGAGCACGATATCGTGTTCCGCATTTGGCCAAAGCCAAGCCTAGTTCTTGATGAGCGCAATGAACTCAAAGCCAATGTAGAGAAATTTATCGGAGCCGCATTCCGAGAAAACACAGATTACACGCCGACCGTGACCAACCCAATCAAACGATTCAGTTTTTCACGATTAGGACAAGAGCTGCATGCGCAGTTCCCGGAGCTGGAATCGCTCGAATACGACAATGCAGACATAGTGAACAACCTAACCGTGCCACGCATCAGAACGCTGGAGGTATCCATTGAAAATACCTGAAATCAAACTGCGTTACTGGATGGGCAGAGGTGAGCTGGCCAAACTCGCCAGAGCACTGCACGCCTACTGGGGCCATGTGCAAGCCGCCTTTGAAATGCCGCTCAAACAGCATGACCCACTCACCGCACCGATCGCACTGGTGAACATCCTTGCGTGGCAAAGAGATGTCGAACGCCTTGGCCAAGAACCGGAGGAATTGTTTCGGATCCGTGTGGCGCATGCTTACGGCTTTGCTCGTGATGCAGGTTCAGTTGCTGGCTGGGAAGAGATGTTCGCCAAACTCGGCTATCCGCACATCGGGCAAGATGAGCGATTAGTCAACGTCGATTGGGATGTAATCAGCCTAAAAATTCGAGACGGTGATTTAAGCAACGTGCCGAAACTGTTAGACACAGTGATAAGGCAGTACGGGCGCACTTGCCGCCGCTATCAGTACACCACTTATGTAGAAATGCCCTTGGCTGCGAAAAATCAGTCTTTAGAGGCGAGTTACGACAATACACATATCAAAAGCCGAATTACCGTTCCAATGTTACCAAAAGTTCAAAGTTTGGAGTGCGAGTACTACATGGCAGTGATTAAAAGTTGAGGTTTTAATATCGATGGCAAACACAACGGAAACAAAAATTTTAACGTCAGCTGGTAAAGCTCTATTAGCTCAGGTCAATGCCGAAGAGCTGCCATTCAAACTAGATAAGCTGATTTTCGCTAACATTCCAGAACCTATAGGTTTTCCCCAGCCTGATGATGGTGTGCCAACCGAATACGTTGTTTTTGAAAAGCGTGTTGAGCAGCGAGGGCGACTTAGCCCTGACGTAGTTATTTATTCTACAACATTGACTAGTAAAGAAGGGCCGTTTGAATTTAACTGGACGGGTGGCTACAGCTCTGAACACGGTGTTTTGGTTACAATTGATCACCATAAGAGAACACCAAAGACAGCCGACGAGCCAGGTGTAGCTGGTAATACTATGGTGCGTTCAATCACTCTTGAGTACAAGGACATCGCAGAAATCACCAACATCACGGTAGACGCTTCATCATGGCAGTACAACGCGACGCCACGTATGAAAAAAATGGACGATGATGTCGCCCAAGCCATCATCGACCAGAACGGCAAAGATTGGTTTATCGACGACGGATTTTTGGTAACCCCTCAAGCGAGCGCATTCAACATCAAAGCGGGTGCTGGTTATGTGTCGGGCAATCGTGTCACACTCGAATTTGATCGTAATGTTCAAGTACCTAACAAACCATCGTTCATCTACGTAGACGCGCACCGCGAAGGGACACCAACAGGTGAACAAGTCACGTTGTTTGATTTCGTGATTACTGCAGAAGAGAAAGACGACTACACCGATGCAAATGAAGTGAAGCACTTCGTTTGTAAGATTGCTCAGGTGTTGGCGGATGGTTCTGTGAGTGATTTGAGGCCGAAAAGAAAAGATAGAATAAATGGTTTTAATTTTCGAGGTTGGCCAGGTGACTTATTGTCAGCTATTCAGTATTCAGCTGCGTCAGGAGCAATTTTAGAAATAGACGATGAGATATCAGGGATTAATTATACGGCTGTTGTTGGTTTGTCTGGGTTTAATATTCTTTTTCACCAGAATGCTAAGCTTAAACTTGCTGCAAATCAAAATAAGCCTTTAATTAAGATGGATGGGTGCAGTAAGTTTTCTTTATTGGGTGATGTGTTGCTAGATGGAAACAAAAATGAAAACAAAGGATTGTCATCAGGAACATTTGCCGACTTTTTCTTGTTAGGTCTACAAGAATGTGAAGAATTCTCTTTGGGGAATGTGACTGCATTGGATGCGCATACAGGGGGGATCGGGTTTTATGCATGTACCGATTTTAATGCTGGAAGGCTATTTTCGAAAGGATCGCGACAAATAGGCGTCTCTGTGGATGGCGATTTGTTAGGGGGTAAGCCAACTAGAAACTGGTCATGTGTTGAGATGCGCGGCGATGGCTCAGAATTTAATCATGGACTGAGAATGTCCAATGTGGACAACTTCAGCTTATTGTCTGCTATAGGATTTAATAATGCCAGCAATGGAGCACTTTTTGAAAGAACGTGCATGAACGGTACTGTTACTTTAGTAAAAACAAACGAGAACGGTGTTAATGGAGGAAAAGCTGAAGAAACGCACAACATGACATTTGGTACCATAGATGCTGACAATAATGCTGTGCACGGTTGGGCATTTATTAACAATAATGATAGCACAACGGCGGTAATTAATAGTAAGGGAAATGGCGCGTCAGGTCTGTATTTATATTCATCAGATTCAAATAAATCAACTAAGCGGAACACTATTGGTGTAGCAAAACTATCGGAAAATGACAAGGGACTATTCGTTGAGCAATTAGGTGGGGGGGCGGTTTTATCTGTCATTATAGGAACTGTTGATATAAGTTTGAATAACTATGGAGTTTATTCGGAAGATATAATACTCGATAGTGAAGTTAAAATAGGTACTGGAGTAATTAAAAATAATACATTATTTGATGTTTATGCGAAGGATAAGACACAGCGACCATTATTAGGTGATGATGTGGTTGTTGGGAAAATTAATTACAGTACAACTCTGATGCTTGATGTAAACAATACATCACCAATATTAAAAAACTCATCAAAGACATTTAAAACAGCAAATACAACCAATACAAATATTAATAACATCAAAGATAATGATATTAAAGATAAGATGATATCAATAAGGATTGAGGATGAGTTTACATCTTTTACTAATGGGAGCGGTCAAGGTAGAGTTATTGTTAAAGGTGGAACTATAAATCCTTCTGTTGGTTCGATAGTGTTGGCTATAAAATCTACATCTGAAGATGGGAGTTCGTATTATTGGAATGTTAGGGAACTTAGCTAAGGAATCTATATGCTAACCCTATCCGGAACCCAACTCCCCCTTAACAAACTGACCGTCAGCGTACGTCAGCAACTCGCCGGACAAGATATGTCCGGCCAGACATCCGCAACCGATCAGGCTGAAACAGGCAGCAAAGGCAAAGTGCTCACGGTGAAAGGGGTCATCCCCTTCACCAAAAGCGCCATGCTGAGCAATCTATTCACCATGGCCGAAGCATTGGAAGAGGGCGCGCGGAAAATCTACCGCATCAGCAACCACACCGCTGACGCGCTGAAAATCCGCCAAGTCAAATTCCAAGGCGCCATTCGGGCCGATGAGCAAGATTCTCATAGGCAATGGAGCGTTTCATTCGAACTTGTTGAGTACTTATCGGTACCAGAGCGAGTGGAACAACGCCAACCGGATAAACCCGCCGCACAGCAGAAAGTGCAAGGTGTAAATACTCCGGTTGAAGCTGGACAAACTGACGATGTGCCGCCAGGTACAGAAGTGGAACTAACTGGTGTGATGAAAGTGCTCAAAGCTGTCGATAATGCCTTGGCTTAGTGGTGATGTATGACAACAAACAACAAGTTCCTTTGTCGCGCTTACCTTGGTAAAGACAAAGCCAAGGTGAAAAGCCACCGCATAGTCTTTAGTGAAAACACACCAGGTCGCTGTGAACTCTCTGTTGAAGGCAGTCCAGAGCCAAATACTATCATCGCTGTGGACTTAGGCTGGGGCGATGATATTACGCGAGTCTTTCTTGGTTATATCGAACGAGTTCAACAAGTCGAAAAAGGTTGGTCGAAAGTATTTTGCCGCGAATTAGCGGCAATACTTTATACCCGTGATCATTGAAGATGCTTGATTTTTCATGGAATCAGGATCATTCTACTCACCATGAAAATAATACTGACTTCCCAACAGAAACTACAACTCGAAGAGATGCACGATTCCACTCGTGATGGTCGAGTGCGTGACCGCATCAAAGCGGTATTACTTGCGTCTGAAGGTTGGAGTCAGGCGATGATTTCTCAAGCTCTTCGCATTCACGAATCGACTGTTGCACGTCACCTCAGCGACTAT